CCACGATTCCGTTCCACGATGAAACGGCGGTATCCCGGATCGAGGACCAATGACTGATCAGCAGACCGATCAGGGTGAAGTTCATGAACGCCTGAACCATCATGTCTTTGGCCCAGATCAGTTTCCCGACGATCCAATCCCAGACAGCGAGCGTCCACCCCTTGATCTCGTCCCAATAGGTGATGACGAGCACGACCAGGGCGGCGATAGCCATACCGACCCAGCCGACGGGCCCGAGGCCGGCGATCCAGGCAGCGGCCATCTCTGCGCCCGCGATCGTCGCCGCAACACCGATCGCGGCGAACGCCGCACCAATGACCACCGCGGCGACGGTGAACTCGGCTCGGTGCTTGCCGACGAATCCGAAGAACGTGGTCAGGACCGGTACGACGTTGTCGCCGAGGAATTCGACAAGGTTCTGTTGCATCGAATTCTTGAAAGCCGTTAGCTGCGCCCCGGCATTGTCGCGGAGGTTGTTGCCGAGTGCGTCGGCTGCGCCGCCGACCTCGCCGAGACCCTTCGCGGCGGTACTCGGGTCCATCGCATAAAGCGCTTTTCCGAGGTCTTCGGCCTGAGTTCCAAAAAGTGCGGTCGCCGCTTGCGACTGCTTGATCGGGTCCTTTATCGCACGGAGACGGTCGAGGGTGGTGTCGAGCGCGGCCGTCGCCGAGGTGCCGCCCTTGCTGAACTTTGCGGCCATGTCTTCGGCATTCAGGCCGAGAGCCTGAAAACCTGCCGCAGTGCTCGCCGAGCCGTCAACGGCTCGGATACTGAATTCCTTGATGGCGTCCGCAGCGATATCGGAATCTCGGGCGCCTGCCTGAATGGCCTGGTTCATCAGGCCAACGGCCGTGGCGCCGTCCAATCCCGCCTTACGGAATTGCGTGCCGTATTCGTTGAACGTATCGACCAGGTCATCGGCTTTATTTGCGGACGACTGGAATCCCTTGGTGAGGACGTCGAACGCCTCGTCGGCCGAGGAGACGAGACCGGTCCGCAGCATCTGCGAGACCGCGTTCGTGACCCCGCCGAGGTCCTGGTCGAAGGTGTTGGAGAGGTCGGCGACCTTCGTCGATATGGATTCGATCTGCGCGTTCGTCGCGTCCGGCGGGAGCAGGCCGGCGCCCATGGTCGCCTTGATCGCCTCGGCGGCGCCCTGGAAATCCTCGGTGATCGCGTTCGAATACAGGTCGCCGGCGGCCTCGCCGTACCGCTTCGCCTCGGCCGGTGTCGCGCCGAGCTGCGCGCCGAGCTTGGCCGTGATCTGCCCTTGGCCGATGGCCTCGGACAGGCCGGCCATGAGGGCGGCGCCGAGCGCGCCGCCGATCACGCCCATGGCAAGCCCCTTGAGCTTGCCCGTGAGGGTGTCGCCGGCGTCCTCGGCGCCGTCGCCGGCGGCTTCGTCGAGGCCGTCGCCGAGGGCGCTGCCGGCGTCCTCGCCGCCGGCGCGGGCGCGTTGGGTGATGCGGGCGAGGGCGGCCCGTAGGCGGTTTTGGAAGCTGTCGAGGCCCTGCTCGGCCTCGCTGTCGTCGACGGTGATCGTCGCGGCGAGTTCGCCGACAGTGAGTGCCATGCGCGGGCCTCCTCTCAAGGGGGCCGCGCACGCGGGGCGCGGTATTCAGTTACGCCGGGGCTTCTTCGGCTCCGGTGGGGGGTTGAACAGGCGTTGAATGCGGGAGTCGGCGGAGAGCAGGCCGAAGATGCGCACGCGCAGCCATCGCCACGACCGCTCGTCGAGCAGGCCGGGCGCGCCGACGTCGACGCCGTAGAATTCGTGTAGGTCGGCCTCGACGAGCGGCCACTCGTCGAGGAGTTGGGCCCACGTCACTTGTGGGCTGCGCCGCTGCTGCCCTTTCCTCCGCGCCGGTTGGCCGGGCGGGGCCTCGTACCACTCGAAGAGCCCCGAGACCGGGTCTTGTTCGCCGCACCCGATGTACTGCGGCGCTGCTCCCGGTTCGGGGCCAGTTGAGAAGGGTCGCCGCCGGTGTTCCAGTACGCCTCTGCGCGGTCCTTGCTCTGGATGATCCACACCATGGCGGTCACGGCGGCGTGCTTGAGCACCGGCCACTCGACCCCGTCGGCGACCATCTCGGCGTGCGCGGTGCCCAGCACGTCGGCGTACATGTCGCGCTCGGCCGCATCCGCGAGGACTTCGCGGTCGGCCTGTCCGCCGTCGGCGGCCGTAGCGGCGGCCTGCATGATGGCCTGCACCCGAAGACCGGTCGCCGCGGACGGCGCGGGAACCTTGTACGTCTTGCCCTTGATCGGTAGAGGCAGGCTGTCGTCGAGGAGGTTGCCGAGTTCCTGAAAGGCCATTACGAACCACTCCCCGCGAGCGGGTTGGTGATCGCGGTCTTCGCGCCCTTGCCGGTGAGCGTGACCCCGACCGAGTCGAGGTCGTCGGTTGCTCCGCCGTCCGGGTCCCACGTCACCAGGGCGCGGCCCTCGTACGCGTCGGCGCGGCCCTCGCGGTCGTACCACCGCACGTGGACGGTCGCGCCGCTGCCGAAGCTCTCGGCCGCGAGCCTCAGCTTTTCCTGAGCCGCGTTGAACGCCTTCGTGGTCGGGTGGTAGCGGTGCAGCATCGTCAGCTCGACGGACCACGCGAGTTGTGTGACGGTGCTGTCGGCCCAGCCGCCGTCTTCGTAGGTGGTGGAATCCTGCTGCGTCGGGTCGACCGCCGGGTCGAACTCCTGGATGCCGGGCACGATCACCCACGACGGGGTGCTCGTCGAACTCGTGTCGAGTTCGAAGCGGTAGCGGCGCGCGAGCGCGGTCTCGGTCTCGGCCGGCTGTACGGGGGTGGACAAGGGACAGTCCTCCTACTCAAGTCGGGGGTGCGGCCGGTGAGCGCGCAACGCGTAGTTGCTGGTGCGCTCGAACCTGCCGAGGCTGTCGGCGCCGAGCGGGGCGGCGGACTGGCGGGTGATCAGCACGACTCGGGCCGTGCCGAACAGGAACGGGCCGGAGTTGTGCAGCACGTCGAACACGGCGTCGTCGAGGGCGGCGACCTCGCGCGGGTCGGGGCCGGCGCGGGTGCGCACCTGGACGTAGACGGTGGTGTCGGTGAGGTTCTGCGCGTTGGCCGTGTCGTAGGCGGTGAGGACGACGGCGCGGTCCGGGGCGGCCGGCATGACGGTGTCCGTGATCGCCGTTTCCCCCGCGCCGTACACACCGTCGGGCCGGTAGGTGGCGACCTTGGCCGCGGCGAGCATCTTCGCCAACCCGTCGACGACGTCGACGAGGAAGGTCACCGCAGCGCCCTCCGAATTTGGGCGGCGATGATCTCCGTGATCGTGCCGTTCTCCCTCTGCAACGGCCCTTCGAGGAACTTCGCCTTCCGTCCTGGGCTGTGCCGGGCGGTGAGGTCCTCGTGCACGCGCGCGGCGTACGGGGTGTCATACGTGACGCCGGCGACGAGGTCCTGCTCGTCGACGGTGGCGGCGCCGGAGCGTTCGAGAGTGCCCTCGGCAATCGGTACCTCTTTGCGGGACTCGGCGAGCAAGTGCTCAGCGCCGAGCTGGAGTCCGCGCACGGCGCCGGCTCGGGCGCGGTCGAGGACTGCGTCGCCGTTCCATCGGATTCGGCCGCGGGGGCGGCTCATTCGCAACTCACCTCCGAATGCATCCTGTTATTCCGTGTGAGACCTGCGAGCGCTGTAGGATCTGTGACGCCTGCCATTTCTCACATGCCAGCGTCCGACCGCGAGTTGCGGTCGGTTTCCTCGCAGCGCGAGGTGCCCTATGGAGAAGGGAGCAGGCACATGGAAGGCGAACAGGGAGAGAAGGCCAAAGATCTACCGCTCTGGGTCCGCTCAACGGTTGCGATCTTGGTTGCACTCGCCCCGCTCGCAACGTGTGTGGTGACGCTGATGCGCTAGAGCGCATCTGACCAGGGTGGATGCGGCTAAGGGGCGGACCTGTAGGTAGGTCCGGCTGCTTGGTGATCAGCCGGACCCACCCAATCTCACACACTGGCCGAGCTTCCGGCGGGCACCGGAAGCTCGGCCCTTCATGCGTGAGGGCCTCGCGCGCAGTGCAACTTGCACACCCAGTGCACCACTTGCACTGGCAGTGCTACTTGCAGTCGGACTGCGTCTTGTGTGTCACAACCATAGCAACCGACTGCAAGTCTTAAGAGTC